GTTTGGTTCCTACCAGGTGTAATTTTTCAAAAAAAAGTTAAGTCGGGACATTAAAGTTAAGATTGTCCCGATTTAGTAGAAGTCAGATTTAGAGATTCGAACAGTCCGAAAACCGAATCGGATTTAGATATACGCCCCGTCGAAATATTCACTTACCTGAAGCTCTAGCCGGTCGTCATCACCATACTGCAAATTCTCCACTCGAAAGAGCTTCTGATTCCATGCCGGCTGGGAACTATGAGTCAAATCAATCACATCGCCGGGTTCCAAGGCCAGACCCAGCACAGTGGTTTTAAAATTAGCCGTCCAAAACACATTAGACGCTTCCGCCAGCAGCACCTGCCCAATACGATCTGCCTGCGAATCATTATCTATCGCCGTAAACTGCAAGGTTTGTTCAACCACCCCATCATTTCCAACCCGGGCGACGCGGGCTTCCTGATCAGCCTGATTGTCAATGTCCACCTCGGTCTGGGAATTGTAGGTGCTCTGGTCGTTAAAAAACACCTTCACCCGATTAGGCAACTGCGACCGCTCAACCAGGTTGGCATCAAACGAATCCTCGAGAATATTACTCTCGTTAAAAGAAAAGATGCTAGTCGCCTGCGTGATAGCCTTCATCACAAACTTGCCGCCGCTGATGAAGAGACAGGCATGGGAAGCATCGCAGAGGGCTTTAATGTGCTCCTGAATCGGCTTGCGGAAATCCACCGCGTAATTGGTGGTATAGCGCGGAGTGGTGGCGACACCGGCGGAATTTGTCCAGGTTACAGAGGCGTTGCAATAGGTCTGAAAGGCCACTGCACAGGCCCAGTTGATCTTGCCGGAGTCATAGCCCTTGCCCCGGCCTTTTTCGGTAAGCAGATAAACCAGTTGGTCTGCCGGGCATTGCGTCCAGGCGCGGACATAATACGCATAGGTAGCCACGACAGCCGCGCCGCTGCCAGGCGCGGTGATAAATTCGATGAATCCCTTGGTCGCATTCAGATTGAACACATTGCCAGTCTGGTTGCCTGGCGCAATCTGCGTATAAGCCGTGCCACCCACCGTCAGCGAGGACAGCGCCGCCACATCCCAATTTGCCAATTTAAAACGGACAGTCGAACCATCCCCGGTTCCCACCGCCTCAGCCGTGCTGGTGGCGGTGATGAAGCCGCTCGAATCATAAGTCCGGCACAAGCGTCCCTGCACCGTGGAATTGAGATTAAAGCTGGTGAAAACCGAGGAATTGATCAGGCGGAAAACCATATAAGCGGCGCCAGAATAGCCATAAACCGGAAAGGTTCGGTCGTAGCTGGCCCGGATATCCACCGGCACAATGAGATCATGATGACCATCGTAAATGGTCAGGCTGGGAACATAAGTATCCGAGCCAATGGTTCCACTCACGGCGTTCGCCTTGTCCTGCGTCGGATTCAGGGCGATGCCCGTGGTCTGATCGCCAGAAAAAAATGACGCATCGGTATAGGTCAAACCGTTTATAAGAATATTAAGATTATTGGAATCCACATCCCAGATAGGTCCGCTGGCAAGCACAACAACTTTATTTGCAGCCTGCTGCTGCTGGCTGGTTATGGTGAGGTTTTTATCAGCCAACTGAGTGTAGGGAGAGTTACCCGCCACCGTGACATTGCCTAGAATATCCGGCAAAGGTATTTCAGGCGAATTCTGGGTCAGCAGGCCGTTGAAGCTGTATTTGCCATAATTATTCCCCTTGCTCGGAAGCAGCAACATCGAAATCAAGGCGGACGCCACACTAAGAAATATCGAAACTCCAATCAGTATCCAGGTGGTCGGATCACCGAGTTGTTTATCCGCCAAAGCCTGTGCCAAGATTTCCGCTTCCCGCACATTAACTGAGGCGACAGGCGTCATTCCCACCCGCCGTGAAAGCGTAAAACCGTTCTCAATCCGCGACGGCGCTCCCCGAAAGGTGTGCAGCAGTTTTCCACCACCCAACCAAACAGCGACATGGCGGATTTCCCCATCTTTATGCGCAAAGAAAACAACATCGCCGCGCGCCAGTTTCTTTTCCTCAAACCCATGGCCAGCCAATAGGTTTTTTAAATCAGCCGGTCGCTGTTCGCTGGATGGGACAGGTGCTTTAAATCCAAATTCATTCTTCAACCAAAGACAGGTCAGCCCTACGCAATCGCAGCCGGCAAAGTTCCGGCCGCCGTCCTTCCAGGGAACGCCTACATATTTTTCATCGGTTATTTTCATTGGGCCAGGGCTTGGATGACGTTTTGAAGTTCAAGATCGTTGAAGCCACCGTAATTTTCCGTGTTTCCACGGGCACAACAGTCATTGAAAGCGCGGCCACATCCACGCTTGATGATAAAAGTATCTCCGCTCGCCGGCGCGACCGGCAATGGAGCGCAAAAAATCTCGCCGCTGTAACTTGACCGCACCGCCACGGTTTTATTTGCCAAAGCCGGAGTGACATTGCCATCGAACGTAATCTGGCCATTCAGCCACCAGTTGCGCGAGCCGGCATAGGCGCTCACCCGGCTGAACATGAGATAATAAAGCTGTTCCGCCCAGCGCGACCGGACACAGATACGCCAATAACGCGCCGATGAGGCGTTTGGAATCAGCACGTCAAACAACTGCGCGCCGAGGCGCGGCACTTCGTAATAGCTTTCGAAATTCCAAGTTGAACCGTTACTGGAGGAAAAGAATTCAATCAGCCGCACCCGTTGTTCCGGCTGGACGCCCGCAAAGCTAGCCACCTGCCACACCTTCGGAGATACGGCGCTGCCAAAATCAAATTGAATCCACGGCGTCAGCGCGCCATTTTTCAAGCCGGCCTGCGCATCCGGGATTTGATAGTAACCTTGGATCTGCGTCCCCCAATCAGAAGCCAGACCAAAAGACCAGCCATAGAAGTTTGATGCCTTCACCCCGGCGGGACCGGCCCCGGGTAAGAATGCGGTGACCAAAACCGTAGTGCCGGCGGTGGTAAGATCAATCGCCGCCCCGCCGGGCGTGAGCGCCAGTTGAAAATTATTTACGGTCGCATTCACAACGTAATAGGCGAATCCCGCAACCAGCGGGGCCGGCAGGGTGGCGGCGGAAAAAGTGACCAGATAATTGTTAGCCAGGCCGTGGGCAGTTTTCTGGACGATATTGGAGGTCGGATTGATGGTGACGGCAGCGTTAATATAATCAAGGTTCGCGCTGGAGATTTTAAAATTTACAGCACCATAACCGACACTGATGGGTGCGCCGCCGATTGACGCGCTGACAGAGAACACCGTGGGGTCTTTGGTGGATTTAAAGACAACATAATAAATCACGCCCGCCGTCAAACCTGACGGCATGGTGTTCGCTGAAAAAACGACCGCCGCGCCGATGGTGAAATTATTCACTGCGGAAAGTTTAAACAAAGACATCGCGCAGGCGACATTAACCATAGTGTTGGATGAACTGCTGGCGGTAATGGCACCATCCGCCAAGGCATCCACCAAATCGGTTCCATAACCCGAGCTGCTGCCCGAGTCCTGTGTCAGATCCGAAGACTTGATGTTGGTGGTGCTGCTGCCCGCGCCACAAGTTCCCGCCAGATAATTCTCCGGCAGATATTTGATGATAGTGCATTGGTCATCACCAAAGCGGAACCGGCAGCTCGCATGCATGTTTTCCGAAGGCAGCAGGCTGTTCAAGGCCCCGAGACTGCTGCTGCAAGTGAACTGCAAAGCCTGTGCCGTGATGCTGATGGAGTCCACCAATCCGGAAAACAACACCACGCAATCGCCCGAAGTCAGCCCGGTCTGAAACAGCGGCACCTTGCGGATCACCACCGGCGTGTCATACCAGTTGACGAGCGCCAGCAGCGACGCGAATTGCGAGGACACATTACTGGCCGTGATTTGCAGCCGGTCATCCTGAAACTTGGTGTCACCCTTCACCACCTCGCGCTTGATGGGCCAGTATTGATACGTCTGCGCGTTGCCTTGCGTGCCGGCCGGTTCCGGGGATTGAGTGGGCGCAAAGAAACTGAATCCATTCGGCAAGGTGCAAAGCCGGATGATATTGGTGGTTCCCCACGGCGTGGCGATGCTGGCTGAAAGATAAAAATCGTAAAGTTCAACCCATCCGCTATTAACGGCGGCGGCTTGCGTGGAAACGGGTGTTGAAAGCGTCTTCATGAAACAGTGGCGAGTCCGTATTGATAGCCGAGCAGATTATGGACAGCCTTGATCTGCGCTAGCGTGAGGTTTCCGGCAAAAACAAGGACATGCGCCAGATTGCAATTCGCCATAGCGTTGGACGGGTTGGCGATCAAAGCGCCATTCGGCGCGGCTCCCAGCACCAGCGGCCCAGCCACCAACGAACGCGCATAGGAAGAGCTATTGTATTGGTAGGCCGCATTGAGATAAACACTGTGCTCATTCGAAGAACCTACCCAAGCTATGGCAGCCGACATAAACGTGTCAGCGGTGTAGGACATATCCGGCCCATAAGTCGCGCCGCCCAGCCACGCCGCTATCGCGTTGCTTGATTTCAGCGCCACGCCCAGCGCGCCGCCGGTTGAATTATTGCCGATGGAAAACAACACCTGGTTCGCCGCCGAGACGCTGGCTTTGAAGATGCAAAAAATCGTGCAGGCCGGCTGCGTGCCGGCGAGCTGCGTGATATTCGCCGCCGTCTTTGCCCATTCCACGCCGCTGAAATTGTAGTATTGATACTGGCCAAAAATGCTGCTGCCAAAATTAATCGTCCCGGCCTGCCATGTCGCCCGGTAATTACCCATCACATCCAGCGTCTGGCCCAGTGGATCCAAAATCACCGCGCCGCAATGTTGCAGGTAATATTCCCGGTTCGCGTCATACCATATCACCGGCGCGCTGCCCGCCGCCGCCGTCACCTCGTCAAATTCCGGGAGCGCGCGGATCGGCGCGACCTCGGCCAGATTCACATATTGCTTGGTCAGCGTCACCACCTGCTGGTGCCGCTCGTGATAGAGCGCCTGGCTGAACCGCACCGAGGCATTGCCATTGCGGCCGATATTGTCCCGGAACCAGAAGGTATCGAACTGGCCGCTGCGCTGCGCATAAAACGATTTCAGATACTTGAACTCGGCCGGCTTGAGCGGCGCGTGCGTGATCTGGAAGATGCGCTTGAAATTATTTGCCGCCCAATAGGAACGCGCCGAAGTGGTGCCATTCTCAAATGCGTCCACCAGAGTGCGATCCATCTGCTGGATATCCAGATTCTGAATCAAGCCGACGGGATAAAAAAGATTGCTCATATATATATCAGGCCGTGAGCTGTTTGACCGCCGCAGACATGGGCGAATTGCGTTTCAACTGCCGGGTCACTTCAGTGGTCGCGCCTTTGATGCTGTTCTGGATGATGGTGGCCTGCGTCTCCGGCGTGTGATCAATCTGGATGTGGATCAAACCACTCGCGCCGCCGCCGGCACCACGATTCTCCAGATCGTTCGCATTGGTGATGGCCAGCCGGCGCGAGCCGGCGTTGCCCACCACCGCATCCATGCCGCCGATGCTGCGCATGGTGGGCTTGGCCAGAACCGTCAACATCTCCGTGCCAGCCTCACCCGCCAGCACATTGAAACGGGGAAAATAAGTAGGCGAAGAAACCGCCTGAATGCCATCCGCAGCAAAATGCACACCGCCCAGCGCATCCGCCCTCACATCAGACAATCCGCCACCGGTAAAATCTCCACCACTACTGCCAGTAGCCAATCCTCCCAGCGCGCCCATGATAGCCTTCAAAATTTCCATCTCCAAAATCATCGCGGCCACCTGCTCCATCATCTGCGCCGCGAATTTTCCAAACGCCTGGTCGGCGCTTTCCGTGCCGCCGATGAACGCCTGGAACGCGCTCGTCATGCCACTGGCAAAAGAATGCGCGATGGTCAGCTCTATGTCCTGCGTGGTTTGCAGGCTGGCATTGATGCGGCCCGCCAGCGTGTCCACCGCCGCGCGCTGCGCCTGCCAGCCGGCCAGCGCCTGATTGGAAAGGGTCTGCTGCTGAGCGGCCGTGAGGTTTAGTTTCAACGCCAGCTCACTTATCTTGGCCTGCTCATCGGCATAACGCGCATCAATGGCCGCGTCCTCACGCTGAGTGCCGGTCAAGGTCTGCTCGGTCAATCGCGCCTGCAAATCTCCAAGCTGCTGTTCAGCGGCGGCGCGCTGCTTGGATTCTTGGATTTCCTTACTGATGGCTGATGTCAGCTCGCCGTAAAATTGAATTTCTTGCTGAATCTCGGCATTTACCTCCTTAAGACCATTCGCCTCCACGGCCGCTGCATCGGCGGCATCGGCATTTTCCGCCACCGACTGATGAGCTGAGGCGATTTGCGAATTACTCACCCGGCCGCCAGACTTTGCCGCTGCTGCATCAATCGCCTTGTTCATTTCCGCCGCCGCGATGGCGATTTGCGCCCGCTCTTTGTCAATGCCGGTCAAACCTTCGGCGATTATTTTGCCCTGCAATTTATCCCACGCTTCCATCGCCGCCTGATTTTTTTCCAAGCCGGTAAGATAAGTGGTGATGCTACCGGCCACATCGCCGGCAGTTTTATTGGAAGCGGTCGTCAGTTGTTCGTTGAGCCGTTCCGCCTCGTCGGCGGTTATTTTCATGGACGCCGCCATGCCTTGGATCATCTCGCCGGCCAGCGCCACCTTTTGCGCATCAGGAATCATCTGGTCGGGCCGGCTACCGGTGGCCACGGCATTGCCGCCAAAGATTCCCGGCACAAAATTATAGGCATCCGCCGCATGCGGATTGGTCTGGGAAACCATCTCCTGAATTTTCTTAGCCACTTCCGGAGTCATCTGGCCGATGGCTGTCAGATGATCCACCACGCCCGAAAGCCGGACCGAGAGCAAATCCGTCTGTTGGAGAAACGCCAGATTGTCCGCCGCCGCTTCCTGCGCAGCCTTGTAGGCTTTCCACGCATCAACACTCGTCCATGTCCCGGCGACAACCGCCGCCAACGGTATCGCCAGTGCGCTAAACACCGAGGCGGTGATCATTCCCGACGACATCAATCCGCGCAGAGTTTCATCAAGCGCGTAAAAGGCCGCGCGCATTCCACCATCGGCAGCCGCAAACCGAACTGCATCAATAGCGCCGCGCGCATAATAACTAGCCCCGGCCATCCGGTGCATACTTTGGACGCCAACTTCTGCCGCTGCAGCAATACCTAATCCTGCCGCCGTCGCCGATGCGTGCAAATGCGTCAGATCGTTCGCAGCGTCCGCCGCGCCCGTTCCGCTCTTGGTGATCGCCACCTGGTATTCTACGATGTTGTCAGCGCCCATAAATTTACGATTTACGATTTACGATTCACCCACTCCGCAAACTCTTCCGCACTTAGCGGCGTGTTACTCTTTGGTTCGGCGTCTGCAACCTCATTGCAAAGTCGCTTCAGCTCATCCTGCAAAAGCTCCAGCCGGTCCTTGGCGGCGTCGCCGCCGTTCGCCCCGGTGTTCGCCGCCGCCGTGGCGCTAAGCAGCCAGCGGATCTCCGCCTTGATCTCCCGCGCCGTGTGCTGCTGCTGCGTCCAAACCAACTGCGCTGGAGACATCACGGCCAGTCGAGCTTCGCCCCAGCCGCATTCAATCAGCTCACATTCGACGGCGAAGAAGTCGCCGAATCCGGCGCTTTCTCCGGCGTCGCTGCCGGCGCGGGCGCCACTTCTTTTTTTATGAGGTCCAGCGGTGCGCTGGCTTTTTTAAGCGCATCAATGCCATTGGTGAGCTGATGCGCCACATTCGTGAGCCAGACCAGGTGCAGCGGAATGATGCTGTCCAACACCGGCTGCGCCTCCCTGGCGATGCAGTTTTCCAGCAGATGAATCATGGCGGCGTCAATGCTCTTGAAGCTCGCGCCCAGTGCCGTGCGCCAGTTCATCGCGCTGACCACAACTTTTTTCAACGTCCCATCGCGGGCCAGCACGGCCACTTCCTTCACGCCCTTGAGCACGTCGTCTGCTGTCACCACCGGTGGTTTAATTTCAGTCATATTCTTTTTATTTTTTGTCCGCCGATTCCGCCGATTTTCGCAGAAACAAATCTGCGCGATCGGCGAAATCAGCGGATGATTTTCAGTTGAATTGCAACGCGATTTCCGAGCCGGGCGTCGTGCCGATGGTCGGACGATTGATCTCAAACTTGATGGGCTGGCGGCGCAAGCCCTTGTCATCGGAATAGCTGACATCCACCGGTTCGCCGGTGCAGGTGAGCTTGGCCTCGTTGCCGGCTTGCGAGCCGACCGTGGCGCTGACCGTGGCGGACGTGGAAGCCGCCAGATTGGCCCAGAGGGGTTTCGTCGCCTCCGTGACCGATTCAGGATCAATCGTCAGCGATGATTTGCGGTCCGTGATCAGGAATCCCTTGATGCCGTTCGCGGCGGTGCCGTCGTCACGCTGGGTGATGGTGTTGCCCAGGTCAAAGTCCAGCTTCGTGAACGTGGGCGCATAGGCATCAATCACCGACGTGCTGCTCTGAAACACCGGCGGCTTGGTGTTGAGCCAGGTCTGGCTGCCAGGAATGGACGCATCCGTCACGGCCACATAAAGGCCTTGAAACTTGAAGCTGAACACCGGGATTTTTCCGGCGTTTAACGACAGCTTAAACGTGCCTTTCGCGCCAACGATCTTGTGCAGCTTGGAACCGGAATACCAATAGAACGTAACGCTCTTGCCCTGGTCGGATGGGATGGCGGGATTATAAATGACTTTTCCATCGCGCGCGCCGCTGGTGGATTCGGGGGTATAAGTCGCGGCCAGATCGCAGGCTAGCAGCAGGGGATCAATCTCGATGAGATGGCCGATGGCCCCGGCGGAGATATCCGCCGCGCTGCCGTCCGTGCGGTTGCCGCGCAGTTCCACGTCGAAGGACAGGTCCGCGATGCCCATGGTGTTATAGCCGCTCACCTGGCCATAGGAACCGTCCAGGATCTCGCGCGAGATGCGCGTGAACTTGGGCGCGAACGCCACGCCCTTGCGGGTGCAGGCGATGATGTTGGCCGCCGCCGACAAAGTCGGGTCGGTCGCGTAGGTGGTTTCGCTGCCCGCGAGGAGCAGCCCAATATTGCTTCTTTCCATAATTTTATTTTAGTTGGTTGATGGTTAATAGGTCGTGTTTGGGTCTCCCTTGAGCCGGCGATACCGGACAAGAAATGTCACCAGAATGCCGCCATCCGGCTTGAGCTCCTCCTGGGTAAAAGGTGTGTCGCCAAAATATTTGACCCAGCTCGCCAGGCTCGCGCCGTTGTTGTCGCCGCCGTTGAGCTGCGGATCCTTTTCGATGGCCGACTGCAAAAACGCCGCCACGCCGTCCGCGAGGTCTGCCGGATCCCGCGCGTCGTCGCAAATGATCTTGTAGAGCGCGTGAAACTCGATGTCGTAGCCGCGCGTGTCCTCGCCCATGACCGTCTCCGGCGTGATGACCAGGTGAATGGCCGGCTTGGTATCCTCCAACAGGAACAAGGTGCGCTTGCGCTCGATCTTGCGGATGCCCGCCTCGTTCTTCAGGAGCGGCGCGGCCAGCTTCAGCAGCGCGGCGATGATCTGTTGCTTGATGGATTTCGGCGGGTTCATTTTAGGGCGGCAACCTCGTTTTTGATTTCTTCCAGAATCACCGGGATGGACTGCTTCAAGGCCGGCGCGACATACGGCTTGCCGGAATAATCCACGCGGCGCTGGTGCGCGCGGACATTTTCAAACTGCACAAAGCCGGTGCGCTGGCGACCCGCCGCGCGCTTGCGCGATTCGCGGAAGCCCAGCACCTCACCCTTGTCGCTGACCACCTGCCGGCGCGTGCCGCGCACCGAGTCCAGATAAGTGCCGGCATCGTTCTTGCCGGCAAAATGCTGGCCCACCACGCGCGTGAACGCCTTGACGTTCACCACGCCATGAAAACCGAATTCGTGATAGCCCGCGTAAGGCACGTTGTCGCCGATCCGCCCGATGATCCGGTTGGGCGTCACTTCCACCGAGGATTGCACACCTATGCGGAGCCGGCCGGTGATGGACTGGATGTGCGTCGGGCGCGGCCCGGATAGAAAATCATTCTGCACCACGCCCACGGCGATGAGCAGGCCGCGTGCGAGACCCTTGGCAATTGCGGCATCCAGCTTTTCCGGCAGCGCATTGAGTTTTTCAATCGCCGCCGCTGTGCCTTTTTCTGTGAGTCGAATTTCCATTTTTTATTTTTGGTAGGGCGCGTCACTCTGTGCGCGCCGCCCGGCGGTCAGAGGACTGACCGCCCTACCTACATCCTAAATCTCGTATATTTCTCCACCACGGCCGCCACTGCCGGCAGCCAGACCCATGAGGCTTTGTCCAGGCTCAAGCCGCCGCCGTCGCCGCTGACGCTGCTGATGCCCAGCCGGTCCCGGTTCTTGTAAAGGTGCGCGATCTGCTCGACCACGCTCTGCTCCACTTCCGCCGGCAGCGCCGTCTGACCGGCTGGCACCTCGCCCTTGTCGCCCTGATCCGCCGGCAGCACATAGCCGCCGGTGTAGGTCACGCGGCCGAGCTGGCGGCTCGTGGCCAGTTGATCCCGCAACTCGATGACCGCCCGCCCCGGGGAGATGAGATAGTCCACCGGATCGGCGACGGCCACCCAGCCTTCCGCCTCGCTGTTTTTGGTTTCAAACAGGGAGACGCTTTCGAGCGGGTAACGGTCCACCAGCAGATCGTGCTCATCGCCGCGAAACTCGAACTGCGCGTTTACGGCCCGGTCGAAAACGCGGTTGCAATCGTTCTGCATCCGGCCGGAAACGAGGGCCATGAAGCCGGTGAGCAGGACATCATCCACAATATCGCTGTCCGCGATCTTGAGCCGGGCCTTGACGGTGGCGAGTTCGGTTAACATAAATTCAGCGCAGTGAGGCGCGGGTGGTCAAAATGAAATTGCCATTCGTCGCGCTTGCCGCTGCGACTGCTAATTTTGCCATTATCAGATTGTGCATAATCAACACGATGTTCAAAATGTTTTTGGTCATTGGGCAAAAATACTCGCCGGATATATCCAATAGGTATTTGCGTTGACTGGCGCGTTGAACTGCCCGTCAAATGTTGCATTTGGAAATGTGCTGAACGAAAAAGCACTGCAAAATAATGAGACTTTACTAGCCGCACCAGTTGCTCCAATGGGAAAGCCCGCTACTCCCAAAATCGCGCTAGATGTAATAATGGTATATTGCGATGGAATAATTTTTGAGTAGTCAGAACCAACTCCGTTAAATGAACCGCTGGAATTTGATGGGCAAAGCGCAAAATAATACAGTCCCGGCGTAAGTGTTAATGAAACAACATTCGTTACCAACGAAAACCCATTCGTTGATAAAACATTCGTTGATAATCCAGTAATCAATGAACTCGGAAGTCCGTTGGTCGGGGACGAATTGTAAATGGCAACTTTTACCGTGTTCGTTCCATTTTGAAATCCAAACCATATATTTGTGAATGTTCGAGTTTGATATACTTTAAATGGAGTAAAAACGTCACAACCAGATTCACCAACCAACGCCGGCACGCCAGTCGCGCCAATCGGAGCAGCTGGACATTCATAGGCCGCTGTCAATAACGCCGGATTCAATCCGAAATAAGAGAACACATTTGTTAAATTCGCCCCGTTCGTCAGCACCACCGCTGGCAACTGCGCGAGCGGGAGTGTGCCGACAAGATTGGTCGCGCTGTAATTTGTAGCACCGCGAATATTGCCAGAACTGATGGTGAGATTGACCGCCGTTCCGTTTGTGGCTGCTAGGTATTGCGAATCCTGCGTCGCATCCCAATTTGTAATTGCCTGAAAGACTGAATTACTCATTGATAATGCCGCTCCATTCGTATCAAATGCGGCGGCATTGGTTAGGACATTTGATGGTAGCATTCCCATTGGCAGAGTGCCTCCCGATAAAATATTGGTAGCATAAACGCTATTCGTCAGGGCGGCAGTTGTAACCACCGTTGCTGACGCTGCGCTGCCGCTGATGCTGTTCGACAACGTGCCGTTCACATAGTCGGCGTTTGTGGCGTGAACAGAGTCTAGCGCGATGACGTTGGTTAGCTTGCCGCCATCACCCACAAAGTATTTAGCGATGTTTGTGGACAACGAAACCGGAACACCATTGTCGGTGTAATAGCCAGTTATTGAAACTCTCGGAGCAAAGTTTGTAAAGATTGCAGGATTATCCACTCGGTTATTATGAAGAAGATTTACGCCATAAAGTTCGTAAGACGTGTTTGTATCCTGAATAAAAATACACCCGGAGCTCCCGGATACATTCGTGCAAATAACCGTTCCGCCATAGATTCGGCACACTCCAAGATTCCCGACTCCGCCGCCGGTGCTTCCACCATAACCAGAGACGTAACCTTGTGTGCCGGCTCCGATGGTCGATATGCTTTCATTCCAGTGTTCTTCAATTCCAACTACCGTCCCATTATAAATAGTTGAGCCGGTTGATCCATCTGTTCTAAAATCGCAATTCTTAAAAAACCAGTTGGTTCTGAAATCGGTTACAAATAAGTCCACATTGCCGGTGTATGAAGAAACTGAATCAAGAACCACATTCTCCGCACTTCGATTTGGGTATGCTTGAATTTGCTGCGTTACCTTTATGTTTTTTACGTAATCGCCAGACGCAAGAAAAATGGACTGCACAATAACATTGCTCCCGTTTCCAATAACAGACTGATTTGGGCGAATAACGGCAGTTTCACTATAGAATCCTTGATTGATTGAAATCGTTGCAGAGTTTGTGGTTGAAGTTACTGCCGCATTGATAGTTTTAAATGGGTAGTTTCCAGCCATACCTAGAGAATCATCACCGTTTATTGAGTCAACATTTATTACATTGGCCTGAAAACCAGAAACCACAACTGGCCTATCAATAACCAGCGATTTAACACCAGATGGCGTATTTGTGACATAAATCGCAGAGCAGTAATTACCAGAAATATGGGAGTTTATATCCATAAATGGCTGCAACGGATTCGACAAATTAAAAGATGTGTCAATGTAATAATTATAAATACCAGAGTTTGTTGTGGGGGTTAAAATCCAAGTGTTTCCAACCGACTGATCATTATAAACCAAATGGTTCCCGCTTGGATTTGTGTAGTCGAGATAACTTGTGCCTACTTTTGAAATCGTCATGACGCCGTTGTATTGATTCGATGGGCAACCACTAATTAAGTATTGATTCGTTGAAATGTAAAATGTCTGTCCGTTTGTCAACGCTCCATTAATGTTATTGCTTTGAACATTGTTTGGCGTCCAGCCAGAGCCACCGCCGGACGGAGGTAAGCCGCCAATGTGAACCGTCCCGCTGGCTACATAAACAACTGCATTTGAATCAGCCACCGCGTTCGTGACTCCATTATCCACTATCGCCGCGCTGGACGCTCTGACCGCATAGAGCGCATTTGAAGCCTGACCGCTCGCCGCGATGCTGTTACTCAACGCCGTCGCCGTGCTTGCTGCCGTTCCCGCCGCATCAAATCGGTTCGTGTCCGCATACGCCGCCGTCCCCAAGCTGCCCGCAAGCGTTGCCGTTGCCATCAACGGATTAGTTGGTGTGCCATTGCCGGTGAACGTGACGGAAGCGGAATTACTGGCGGTTACGGAAGGTAGACCAAAAATATTCGGCGCACCCACGGAAACCGAATTGGTGATAAGGCTGCTCACGTCTAAAATATTAGTGCTGTCTAACACCTGGATGTGATAGGCCCGCGGCCAGCCATCCACGGTCAAGGTATAGCTCCACGGCAAGACCGTGGCGTAGCCCACGCCGTTGGTCGGATGCACCGGTGGAACCGGTAACAAGCCGACGAGGTTGTTGCCATTGACCAGGGAATTCGTCGGTATGTCGGGAATGAGATGGATGTCGCGGTTCACCGGCGAACCGGTCATCACCTGCAAGTGGATAGAAATAGTTGTCAAGGCCGGCGCGGAGACAGCCAGCAGGATCATCAAGCCGATGATGGCGCGGGTGAGCGGGCGAGCTGACGGCTTGCCTAAAATATCTTCCGTGCGCGCGGGCCGGCGCTGTTCCGGGGTTTTGATAGCGCGATCCTTCATTGGCGCTGGCAGCGCGGCCGCGGCCGGTTTCAGATTTTCAGTTTTTGACGTTTTCATTTTTGTTTTGGCGGGACGCCGGGGAGGACCGCCGGCATCCCACCATCCTCAAACAACGCGGAGGGACTAGAACCGCGCCATAAGATTTATTCGTAGCGGCCCGTGACCGCATTCAATCTGTTCGTGTTCAGCGCCGGCGTCAGCACCACGCGCACCGGCCGTCCGCCACTGCCCACAAAGATGGCGTCTCCGTTCAGTGAATTGGTCGCAGCCCCGATGGGCAGCGTGACCGGCGCGGTCATCACATAGACAGAATCGCTCACCGTGGTGGCCGTGCCAAAACCGCCCGATGCCAGCACCACGTAATTCACATTCGTTACCGTTCCGCCGTTCAGGCCGTTGGTGCCGGTGTTTCCGTAGCTGGAGCACGTGGCGATATAAGCCGCCCCGCCGTGTTCCAGGAACAGCGTGGCCGAATTAGCCAGCCCGTTAGTGGTGTTCACCTGGTTGGTGGTGGAGGTGGAGGCCGCATTGGTGGCCGTGATGGCCAGCGCCGTGCCGCCAGTGCTGAGGGAGAGCACGGCGGAGTTTGAATCAGAAGAATAGTTCACATTCACTAGCCGGAACTGGAGCGACGGATCAGAGAGGAAATCCACCTCTGCGCCGGCGGATGCGTTCCCGGAACCGGAAAGGGTTTTATAGCTGGCGGTGAGCGCAAAGCTGGTCAGGGCAATGGTGCCGACAGCCGCGATGATCAGAATTTTTTTCATGTTTTTATTTTGGTTGATGGTTTACTCAGCTTTCGGCTGAAGGCTGGCCTCGCTTGCGCAAGACCAGGTGTTCAAACGATTAGCTGGCGGCGGTTTGGAGGGCACTCATCGCGTCCGGGGCCATGGCCTCGATGTCGATACGCTCGATGGCGCGGATGCCGATTTCGTCGGTGGCGAAGTAAACTTCGCGGCTGGTTTCCACGCGGGGCATGCCGCGTTCGCCGAGATACCAGTAGGACAAGTCGCCGAAGAAGGCGATGTAGGCGCTGGCCGCCGCGCTGGTGCTATAGGCCTGCAGCGCGCCCACCCAGACGATCTCAAACCCGTCGAGCGTGGCCGTGCCGTCCGGTTTGCGGACGTAAGGCACCACCGTTGCAGAGGTGTTGAACGTCGCCAGGAGCGCGTCCATGGTCGGGTTCATGTAATACTTCGGCTTGTTCGCAAACACCGCCGCGTTGACCTTGCCCCGGATGCTGCGGAAATCCGCGAGGGCGGCATCAGACGGCTTGGTCTTGGTGCTCGCCAACTGCGTGATGGCCGTGGACGCATAATTGTTGGTGAGATACGGGCCGACGCCGTCGGAACCGTAGGTCGCTGAAGCGCCGATAAAGCCCCATGTGTCTTCCAGCGCGGCAAACCGGCGGGCGATGTAGCGGGCGATGAACTGGCCGAGCGGGATGAACGTGTCTTCCTCGATCTCGGACGGGATGCGGACGATGCCGCCGAACTTGCTGGCGGTGAAGGTGACGTTCTGCGCGGCCACCTTCTTTTCGCCCACGGCGTTGGAGGAGGTAATTTTGGCGAATGCATCCTCGCCGGCCTTCAACTGCGGCAGGTTGACTGTGCCGGCGCCGAGCGGGAACACCGTGGCGTAGGCGCGGAACTGTCCGTAGTGCCAGACCAATTCCACCACCTGGGGAATATAGATCGTGGGCAGCGGGATGTCCGAGCTGGTGAGCGCGGCCTTGGTGACGCCGAGATACTCGCAAGCCTTGGCGACTGTGGTTTCCTGATCGCCGAGCGACTTGCTCCACTTCTCCTGGCGGAGCGAGCAGCCGATGAACATGCCGGCCATGGCCAGCGCGCAATCATCGGAGACCATCGGCACGCCGCGCACATAGCGGACGCCGGATTCCGACTGGCGGCGCAGCAACTGCTTTTGCACCTTCTTAAGGTCGGCGGCGAGCGTGTCGTTGCGCGTCTGCTCGCTCTTGAGCAGATCGGGCAGTTTCTTGATGGCGGCAAACCCGCCCTCGGATTTCGAAAGATCCATCAATTCCTTGAACATGCTACCGTAGCCTTCGAAGGATTTCAGGATGCCTTCAAACTCCTTCACCTGGGTGTCGGAAAGGCCGGTGGTGAAAAAGCGCGTGGCCTGGCGTTTGCTCATGGCGATCTGCGCCAGTTGCCAGCAGCCGATGACGAACAGCGCCGATGCAAAGTGCAGCAGCGCAAATGCCATGACGCTCACGACGAGCAGCGACATCAGATTTTTGTAAGGTTTCATAATTTTGTTTGGTTTATTGTTGCTCGCCTACGAGCGTGACGGGTTTGTTTTGATTTTGGATTTAACTAGCGAACAGCGTTTTTGCCGTCCGCATCATTTGCAGCAACTGCTCATCATGGACTCCCGAACCGGATGAGCCGGCCTTGGTGCGGGGATCTGCCTCGTCGCTGCAAAATTGTTTGAGCCATTGCGCGAGTTCGCGCAGGTCGGATTTCTCCAGCGCGCCGGCCTCAAAAGCCTTGCGCAAATTGCTGGCATTAGGATTGGCCGGCACCACCGTGAGCGCGATTTCCAGCAGATCGCATTTCGTGTAGGTGCGGTCGGGCATGTCCTTGCCCACGCCGTTTTCCCATTCCAGCGGGATGAAGCCAACCGACTGCGTGGGCAGATGCCCGGTGCGCGCCATGTCGTAGGCGATTTTCCCCAGGGGATTAGCCGTGGCAAAGAGCACGTCATTTTCCAGCTTACCGTTCTTGACCTCGTAGCGGACGGCACTACCAAGCTTGAACGCCACGCTGGAATAGTTATGGCAGTCCGTGATGGCCGGATTGAGTTTGAAGTTGGCGAAATCGCCCCAGGCCTTCTGGTCAATGGACTCATTGTAGCGGTCCACCGTGGCGTCGCTGGCAATGTAGGAGACAATCGGCTGGTCGCCGGCCACGGCCCGGGCGGTCATGTGTAGCCCGCAGATGAGACCCAGCGCACCGGTGTTCAAAGTCACGGCCCGCTTGCCGAATTCTTTTTGGATTTTCTCTAAGTTTGATTGGCTCATAATTTCAACGGGTTAAAAAAAGGTGGTGAACGGTCAAATTTGCCCTCTGCAACGCGCCAGACAGCCTTTGCAAGCGCCCTGCAAACGGAACCCTGCGTCCAGACGCTGGCGTTCCCGTGCGGCTTAAATCGAACGTGGCGCGTTTTTTCATCTGGCACCTCCGGTCTTGGCCTTGAGCCAGGCATCGAACGTCAGGAACTTCGCCGGCATTTTTGATTTAGAGTCTTGCAGCGCATAGCCGAAGCAACGGCAGTTGATGGTCTCGCCCGGTTCGCCGTCAGGATCGCCGGGATAATCGCAACCGTTCGGCCAGGTATCGTCAATCGGGATGCCGTTGTTCTCATCGGAAAATGCCTCGTTGGCGATGTGGGTGGCGCGGGTGTTTTCGAGATGGGAAGTTTTCCAGCCCTTGCGCGCCACGCCCGCCGTCTTCATGGCGTTGTTGCGCCCGGCATTCACGGCGGCATTGGTTTCCGTCAAAGCAATCGTTTCTGCGCGGCCCATGCTGGCGTCCTTGTAAATCGCCTTTACGCGGTCCGCCATGGCCTCGTAGCTTTCGCCGTTCTTCAAACCTTCGCCGAGCGAAGCCTTCAGCTCGTCCCACGTGGTGGCGTTGATGCCATTGATGGCATTCTTGCGCGCCGTCAGATACGCCAGTGCCTCCGCCGGCGGCAAACTGAAGTCGCTGGCACCGATCTCTTCAAAGATTTGCGCGCCGCCAAATTCAAGGTCGGCGATGATCTGCGGTTTCAGCCGTTCCAACAGCGCAGCGTCTTCTGTCTTCTTATCCCATAAATCGTCAATGGTCTTTTGAACCAGCGCCTTGGCGGCTTCATTGGATAGTTTTGCCAGCACCCGGCCGCGCTGTTCAAAAAAGAAACGGCTCATTCGCGTCTGCTTGGCCTTGACGCTCGGCGCGATGCTCTGTTCAAACGCCGGGTTCGGCGCACACTGGTGGACCGGCACGGTCTTCGGCGCGACGAGCAGCTTGCGCAAAAATGATTGCGCGCGTGAAATGGTGTTTTGATTGGCATCCTCACCATCCGCCGGGGAATCCTCGGGATTCTGCGGATTGTTCGGATCGTTGCCCGGCTCCGGTTTTTCCGTGAGGCCGTCGCCCGCAATGCCCGTTAAATTGAACGGCAGATAGCCGGTGTCGCCCCACTTGTATTCCGGGAAGCCCAGATCGTAGGCCGTGTTGATGTCATTCAGCGGCACGCCCATGCCAAACGCCTTGGTGCCGGCATCCAACCGGTCGCGCCGCGCTTCCTGCATGATCGGCAGGCTGTCCACGTCGAACCAGATTTCCAGCGAAGGATCGAACCGCTTGACGATGGGCGTGAACGACGCCTCAATCTGCCGGCAGAAATTCGTGATAGTGTTCTCGATGAACACCCGGCGATCCTGCTGCTGGCTGCCGCCGCTGCTGCTGCCGCTCGCGCCGCCGGCCTTGCCACCGCTGGCCGTCTCAATGCCTGCCATGCTCGGTGGCACCTTGAACACGGCAAAGATTTCCTCGCGGTTATATTTCCGGTTGGCCAGAAATTCCATGTCCGCCTGACTGACCTGCGGTTTCTCGATCTTGACGCCGCTGGAAAGAAACAGCGGCCGGTCGGCGGTGCCGGCCTTGCGCTTGCGATCGCGCAGGGCGGCGGTGAACTGTTCGCGCTGTTCCTGCGTCAGATTTGCATCCGTGGTGGCGATGAGGCCGGTGTCGGCATTGTTCAGCATCAGCCCCTTCATGAACTGGCTGGCGGCGTAATCGCTCATCGCCGCTAGCGTGGCCAGGATCAACGGCGACATCCCGCGCCAATAGAGGAACGGGTTGAATGTGCGGTGATGGACGACTTCCGTGGGCAGAAGCATTTCGCTGGGCAGCGGCGTGAGCAGCGGCGAACCGGTGTAGCGCCATGCCATGAGTTCATAGCCCTGCACCATGTGCCAGAACAAGCCCGGTTCCAGCGTGAGCAGCCGTTTCACCCGGCTGCCGCGCGAGGCCAGGTCCACCGGTGAATCGGCGGCATCCAGCGGCACTACAAAAAATTCCCCGCGCAGCGCCTTCCACGAAACGATGTTGGACATGAACAGCGCGCGGTCCATCGTCGGGTGCGGATTGTTGAACAGATCCACCACGTCGCCGCTCTCGACGATGTTCTCGCTCATGACGCGCTTTTTGAAGCTCGGATCTACACCGCGCGCCAGCTTCTTGGCCGCGCTCTCGGGAATGCGCGAGATGCGCAGCGGGATCTGCGCGACATTCTCCGCCAGGCAACTGATGGCGATGTAAACCCAGGACGACTGCGAATACGGCGACGTGAGCTTCGCGCCGCCGCCATCATTGGCGTCCACGTCATCCGCCCGCAGCCACGCCGCCATGTCGGGGGAGATGGATTTTGTATCGCCGAATAAATTCATTTTGGTTTCAACTCCTTCAGCGGGTTGCGGCAGATTTCCGCCGACATCGGCGGCATGGACTTGCCGCTTTTCACCCAGACCCAAGCCCTGCCAAACACCAGGGCGGATAGCCGCTCGCGCCAGGACAGCTTCCAGCAGGACAGGCTTCGTTCGCCGTCATTGAAGATCGGCAGGGCCGCGATGACATCCTCGCCGGCCTGCGGCGTTCCGACCGTCGAGTTGGCTAAAATAAAGTTGGCGGGCTTCATAGGGTCAAAACCTCAGGTGTGATGGAAACTTTTAACGGGGCGTTAACGGCCCTAATCGCCGGCGGGAGCGATTGGGCGGCCGCCCAGCCACGGAGAGAGGCGGAAACCGCCCCTGCGGGCTGCCAGCGGGCAAAAATGAAGGGGTAGGATGAGGTCATACAACAATTGCAAAAACTTCCCCGCCTCCGGCGTCAGCCTTGGAGGAAAGACCGCCCGCCCAGGCAATGTCACAATGGCTCGACGGGTTAAGCAGGTTGCGGCCCTCGGTGAACTTCCACGTCTTTCCGGAAAAGATTTTGCGCATCGCAAAATAATCCGCCGCGATGTCCGGCTCGCTGCGCGGAAAAACCTTTTCCGCCACGCTCAACTGGTTCATCAGCGCAAAACCCATGTCGTGCTTCTCGCTGGCGAAGTTCACCGGCGAGAACTGACCTGGAAAATAATTGGCCGTCTCCCAGCAGATCTGCCGGCCGAGGCCCGTCTCGTCGCCGGCCGACTTGAGAGCGGCCAGCTTGCGATGGAACGTCCAGAGAACCGTCTGCAAAAAGTTCCAGTCATTGGTGCGGCAGGTGAATAGGCCAGCGAGTTTCAGGCGCGGCGGTTCCTTGTGGTCAATGTAGATACTCGCCAAGTCGCCCTCACCGCTCGCCGCCACGTCAAAGCCGAGCCGGTATTGCGCCGGCGTTTTGATCAGCTCCGCAAAACTTGCTGCAATAAAATTGGCGATGCGGTTCTCACGCGCGGCCTGCTGTTCGGGCCTGAAGTCGCCAAAGGCCTCGGTGATCTGCGCCGCCTCCAGATGCACACGGGGGATTTTGTAATCCTGCTGGCAAAGTTCCATCTGCGCCCACGGCACAATCGCGGAAGTCGAGCCGGTCGGGTTGCAGTTGTAAGCCTGCTCGTAGATTTCCGGCAGCCGGGCGCGCACCTTGCAGTCGGCGATAAATTCTTCGCGCGTCAGCTTGGTGCCGCGCACCGCGTTGATTTTCTCCACCAGGCCAAGGGCCACGGCATCTTCCATCGTCACCCGGTAGTAGCTCCAGCCGCCCTTGCCGGCGCGGGCTTCCTGCGCGAACTGGTAGAACAAAGTGTCGGTGCCGTCGTGAGCGGACCAGATGCCGATGTCATAGCCCCACGTAATGCGGCCTTGCGCCGTCTCCCAAAGCTTCTCGGCATTCTGATGCTTCGCAAATTCGTCCAGACCCACATCGCCGCCGAACACCGCCATCGCGTAGGGATTGGAGCTGAACGCCATGATGCGCGACCCGTTGTCGAACTTCATGTAGTTGAACTTGATCTCCTGGGTAAACTTCTCGCCGCTGGGCAGCGTGCCGGAAATCGTCTGCGAATCTTCCCCGCGTGAAACGATGGATTTGGCAAAGTTGAAGATGTCCGCAAACTCGCTGCACGTCTTCATATATTCCACCGCCGAGGCCTGGTCTTTGGTGGCGAAGAGATAATCGCGGTTCTTGTTCAACAGCCGCTTGCGGACGTTCTTAAAGGCGTCTGCATAGGTCCAGCCGATGCGCACCGACTTCTCGGCGAAGCGCATCCGCGACTCATCATTGATCCACGTCATTTGATACGGGAGAAAATAACGCGAGACCTTCGCGTCTTTGGCCTCGACGTTCAGTGCTGGTAAAATGGCGGCCATGATAATTGCGAAAATCATTTGAGTCCGAGAATTTCATCCACCTTGGCGACAATCGCCTTCCGGTCGTCTTCGTTGAGTTCCTGTTTGGGATCCTTCAACTTCTGTATTTCTTTCTGCGCCTGGCTGACGGCGTCCTTGTATTTCTGCACTTCCAGCGCGCCCTTGCTCAACTTGGCCAGGCTGTTGACGATGGCCGCGTAATTCTCCGGCTTCTCATCCAGCAATTCCTTCAGCCGGCCGATGTCGAAATCCGTCAACGCCTCATAAAGCTGGCTGGCCGCGAGGTGCAGCGTGGCCTCCTGCAACTGCGAGCCTTGATTCTGGCGCACGATCTCCATGGCAAACTCGCGCTTGAACTGCATCTCCTCCAGCCGGGTCTGTTCCTTGAGAAAATCCTGAAAGCCGCCGTCGCGCCAGTTGCTGACATTCATGTCCGTCACGCCGCTGATGCCCGCGCCGTTCAGAAAATTGATCACCGCCTTGGCGGTTTTGCCGTCGCGAAGCATCTCATTGACGTGCTTGCGCACCTCGTAAGAGGCGCGGGCAATCTTTCCTGTTCTGGCTTGTGGCATTGTGTTGATTGGGTCCAGCATCACGCTGGTCAGGCCGCGTATTTTTCCTCGTAAACACTCACGCCGAGCGCATGGATACGAAACACCTTGCCGGTGGTGCCGGGTTCGCGCTCGCCGATGATCAATTTTTCATCCTCCAAAAATTGCAGTTCGGATTTGATTTCATCCGGGGTATAATCGTAACCGCCCTTCCGGCAATCGCGGGCAATGCGCGCCGCCGACAGCGAGAGCGGGCGCACCCCGTAAAGCTGGAACAGGATTTCTTTGCGAATGTCGTTTTTGCGTTCCATAAATTATTCCTCGTCGGCGGTGGGGATGGTTTTGACGCCGAGCTTGCCGGCGATGAGATAGGTGTTGCGCGCGATGCCGTTCAGCTTCTTGTGCATGGAGCTTTCGCTCCGGCGCGCTTCCAGCCGCAGATCTTCGATCTTCTGGTCCAGCTTTTCATCGCCATCGTGAAACTCTTTGCGCACGGCCTGCAACTCCTCGTGCAGTGGCGGGTGCTTGCCAAAAAGTTTCCGCGCGTAATACCAGAACATCAGCACCATCAGCGCGATGGTGAGCACGCCAAGCAATCCCACGAGGCTCTTGGTGGTGGCATCCAGCGGGATGTCAATGGTGGTCTGCGCGAGAATTCCCTTGATCATAAAAGCTGCAATCTCCCTTGATACGCAGCGATGAAATGCTGCGAGATTAAAACGTCCGACCGGTTCCGATACGCGCCCCAGAGTCCCAGCGCATCGCAGACCAGCTTGTAAAGCAGCGGCGGATTCACGCCCCAGCCCGTGCCGGGTTCCAGAAATATTTCCTGTCCGCAATGCCGATATTTCAGCAGCACGCCCGGCGTGCGCGGCACAATATCGTTCTGATTCACCACGCGGAACGTGATGGTTTTGAGATAGGCATCGTAAAGATCGCGGAAGGCGGCGTTGCCCACGCGCGGCTGGCCAAAGGTGAGCACCAGCGTGACGGCCAATTTTTGGCGGTTGAACTCCAGCGCGGCGAGAATGGCCAGTGCGCCGCCCAGTGAATGGCCGGTGAGATAGACCTTAGCGACCGGGTTTTCCGCCAGCAGATTTTTAACTGCGCCAACCACAGCGGCGCTTATGGCTGTAAAGTCTTCAAGAAATCCATGGTGGATTCGTAGGCCGCCGGTGGCCGCACCGCTAGGTGCCACCATCCAGAACTCCGCATCCTGCAAGAAATCCCTGGGCACACTGCTACCCCGGAACGCCACGATGATGGCCGGCGCACCGCCGATGGTTTCCAGCGTCACATTGGCCTGCGCATCGGTCGCGGCATCGCTGATGGTGCTCTCGCGATAGGCAAGTTCGCAGCGCGCAGCAAGCAGCCGGATCAGCGGCCAGTCAATGTTGGGCGAAGGATTCAAGGGATTAACGAATTACGATTTACGATTTTTAAGGTGTGCCGGAAGCGGCCTTGGCCGCCGCGCCAATGATGTTGCCCACGCTGTTGCCGGTGGCATTGATCGCGGCCACGGCGTTGCTGCTGATGGTGGCGCTCACCGAGCCGACGTTAAACGTATGCGCGCCGGCCAGCGCAGCCTGGTTGCCCACCGTGGACGCCACCTGCGACGCCTGCGGATCGGTAAAGAGGAACGTGCCGCCGCCCTTGCTGGTATCGGTCCAGCTTTCCTTGATGACATCGAACACCGCCGGGCGCGGCGCAAAGAAGCCGGCGGCGAAGTTGGTTCCGGCGTTTTGAAAGCCCGTCCAACTGGCGCTTTCCACCAGCGGCAGGTTCAGTGAATCGCTGGCGGCGATCAGCGTCCATCCCGGCGGCAGCGCCACGGCCCGCACCACGCGCTCATGCGACGTGGTGGATTTTTTAGCGAAATGCGCACACCCAGTCATTAGCATGACGGCCAAAGCGGCTGATGCCGCGAGAAGGAATTTGTTTTTCATAGATACTCAGGATTTTGGTTTTGCAAGCCAGGTGTTACCCCTATTCGGGTTTCACCCCACTTGCGTTTTCACAATCCCGATTCTGCGCACACCCGGAGAAATTCCAACACGGAGTTGTTCGAGTTGGTTAATAACTTTTGCGTTTCTCTAACTTTGATTCGCCAAACCCATTGTCATAATTAGAGATTGCCGGTGAAAATCCCTCCAATAACTTTTCGGTTCGGGACATAAAAAAACCCGACGGAGAGGCGGGTTGGAAAGAATTTGAAGGGATATTTTACTTCAAATGGGCCGGAAAATCGGAAGGATAGGTTTCGAGTTCAATTTGATTTTTCAAAATGTCCGCTTGCAGCATGTCCGCGACTTTATTATACACACCCACTGTCAACCTTCCCGCCGCGAGAGAATTTTTCGCATCGTCTGCTGCCTTAGCAGCACAGGCAATAGTGGTTTTTAAATAAACATAGTGTTCCATCTGAGTAGCACGTTTAATTTCCAATGCCGCCGCCGCTTCCTTCGCAATCCGGTCGGACCGATCTGCGATCTGCACCCAAAGGATTCCCGCCAGCAAGGCACTTGCAATGGTCAGGAAAAGGAGTTTCATCTTCATGGCTTGTTGGCTTTTTGAACGATTTCCTGCAGACGTGACGGCGATACTGATTGCCGGCGCTTGGCCTCGGCCGCAGCCGCGAGCGCGGCTTCTTCATTCTCCCTTATCTTCTCCGGGATTTCCCTGGCGCGAGCCGCGATGAGATTCAGCGCATTGATCACCAGCGAAAGCATTCCGAAAATAATTATGCCCAGGCCGATGAGGACGCCGCATTCGCGCGTGGAAAGATTTTGCAGGCTGACCATCGCATTGTTGGATGGTGCGGAAATATCGTAGCCAAAGAAAAATCCAGCCACCATGAAGACGCCCACCATGAGGCAAACCACGCCGCACGTCATCCAGGCACTGGGCTGTTTTCTATTCATTTTTTCTCTAATTTAGGTTTTCAAAAGTCCCACAGTGGGAATTTTGAACCCTGCTTTTATTGAACGGAATTGCTGTTTTTGACTGCCGCCGCCGTTTTTTGTCTAATTTTGATTAGGGTTTAACTTTCATCTCTTCGATCATCTGGCGGAACTCGTCCAACTCGGCCTGCATCCGCTCCGCTTTCCGCTCCATCATTATAACAAATTTTTCGTTCGGCGTCGGGCCATCCTTTATTTCAATCCCGCCGGTCTTAATTTCGGGGTAAGCTGGCGGACTAATCCCAACTGCACTTTCCAATACTTGTAACCGATGAATTGATTTATCGGAAAGAAATTTTTTCCCGGCAATGACGGCATAGACCATTCCCTCCGAAAGCCCAATATCATTAGCAATTTCAGCCCAGTTGCATTGGCGCTCAAGCCGCAAATTTTTGAGGCGATTTGCGTGACTAAACTTTTCTTCACTTTTCTCTTGCACGGTTGGTTTAGTTAAGTATAGTTTGTGGCAGATGCAACGCGCTACCAATGAAACAACCACGCAAAGACCATTGCGTCAAGTTTTGTTTCCCGGCATCTGCACCGCCGCTCACGACTTGGGCGTGCATCGCAATCATCTACGGCTGGTTCTGCTCGGCAAGCGGAAAAGCAAATCCCTAACCGCCCGTTACAACGCCTGGCTGAAATCTGAAAAATAATTATAATGAGCAATCTCCCCATAAAAAAGAATCTCAGCACGGCCAAATACATCGAGCAGGGCATCGCGCAGCACCAGCAGTTCGTGGCGGCGTTCCGCAAGGCCAAGGAATCCGCGCTCAATGCCGGCTTCTTCTTCCTCGCCGCGCAGGAAGCAGCCGACCATGGCGATTTTGAAAGCGTGCTGCTGAAATATGAGGAGCAATGCAGCAAGACCACCATCTATCGCTACATTGATTTTGCCAAGGAAGTGATCGAGGCGGTGCGCGCCACGCTGTCGGCCAGCGCCACGGCGGAAGAACTGCTCGCCGCCGGCAAGGCCATGGTGCTGCAATCGCCCAAGGGTTACATCGCTCTCTGCCGCCAGCTCCAGCTCATGCGCAAGTTCGGCGAATACGATAAGGTAAAATATAAGACGCGGAAAGTTTTGGGCGACGGCAAGCAGATCGAGTTTTCGTTCGATGAACTCGCCGCGCATATCAAGGTTTTCACCACGGATTTCCGCATCACGCTGCCCGAGGGCAAGGATGAGGCCACGGCCCTGACCGAACTGGAAACCGAACTGGAAGCGGCGCTCACCAATGTGCGCCAGCGCAAGAACACAATTTCTATATGACTCTTGAGGGACAAATTAAATTTCATGATTCACAAATTCGTGAGTTAGAACATCTGGCATCAAAAGTCAGCAAGGAAGGATGGACTCCTGAAAATAGATTTTCGCTTCAACACCATAAAACATTCGTTGGAATGTTGGCCTCCAATGAATCTGCGACATTTTTCAAATTGAATTTAAATCAATGAAACTCAACCCCCAGATCGAAGTGCTCGGCGAATTGATTGCGCCGCAGCGGGCGTTCTTCCTGAGCGCGACCGCATCAGTGGTGCGGCCAGTGATTCAGTTGGGCGTGGTGGTGGAGCGGATTTGGGTTGGTTCCATTTGCCTGGATACGGCCACGCCGCTGATGAGCGCCGAGCTGGAAAACCAAACCCACCGGCTGCCGGTGTTTCAATTTTCCGAGAATTAACCAGCGTGACGCCGGACCCAATAATAAAACCAATATGCGCCTAACCGAAAACAGCCAGTGCCACAAAATCCTGACTGCCTTGCAGGCAGCGGCCAGAGATGCCGCCAGTCAAGCGCATGGCGGTTGGGTGGCGATGCCCACGCTGGTGGCCGTGAGCGGCAGCTACAACATCCATTCGCGCGTGGACGAGCTGCGCCATAACCATGGCGTGGAGATTGAGAACCACACGGATCTAACCGTGCGCCCGCACAAAAGCTTTTACCGCCTCGTCTCGGAACAAGCGGCTTTGCAGCCCGCCACCAACTCAAACTAATGAGCGCCAAGAAACCATCACCAACGATTGACTGGCAGGAAGCCCGGCGGCTGGCCACGCAAAGTGAGAAGATGTGCCAACTCATCATCGCGGCGGTGAATGGCGCGGCCAAGAATTCGAACCAGCCGGCGCGCACGCTGCGGCGCGGCGCGGCAGTGGCTGGCGAGGTGATTGATCTGACGGCGGAATGGTTTGGCTACACCACGCAGCATTTACGGAAGCCCGGCAAGCCGGCGGCACTCGCCTGGGCGCGGCAGGTGGCGATGTATTTCTGCGTGGAACTGACCGAGGCCACCACGGTGGAGATCGGCGAGCTGCTGCAGCGGCATCATGGCTGCGTGGGCGCGGCCTGCAAGGTGGTGGCCAACCGGCTGGAAACCGAGCCGCGCACCAAAAGCGATCTGGAAAACCTCCGCGCCCATCTCAACGCCAATTTGAAATGAAATCCAACCTTTCCCTCAACCAGCGCCGGTGCGTGATCGTGGCGACTTCGCTGGCCGCGCTGCTGCTGGGCTTGGCGCATGGCGCGGAGATTTCCACCCAGCAGGCCGTGGCCGCGATCATCGGCGAGGCCGGCAACCAGTCTTACACCACGCAGGTGGCCGTGGCCTGCGCTATTAGAAATAGAGGCAATCTTCAAGGTGTTTACGGCTTGAATAATCCCGTGGTGCAAAAGGCCACCGCCAAGGTCCTCGCCAAAGCCTTGCGCGCCTGGCTGGCCAGCGGCCGCAAGGACATCGTAAAAGGTTGCCGCTATTTCGGTTGTCCGGCGGATGCGCCCAAGCTGATTGCCTATGGCCTGCACGCGGTCTGCATGAGCGGTGCCATCACCTTTTACGCGGAAAATATATGAACAACAGCTTCATCATTCTTTATGCGGGTGCGCCGGTGTTGCTGCCGGCCATAAAAATGGTGCCAGCGGATGAGGCCAGCGTGTTTGCCTCGGAAGTGCAGGGCTGGCAGGCCGTGATGAATCATGGCCTGACCGTGAAACATTGCCGCGTGGTGGATCTAAATTCATTCATCGAACAGGGACGCAAGCAGCGTGACGCTGCACCCAATAAATAATATGGAAAATATCTCTGCCGAGTATTTTTGCGCCAAGGACATCGCCCGCGCCACGGGTGCCAGCAAGAAGACGGTGCATCGCACAGCGCAGCGCGAGCAATGGCCCTGTCGCCGCGACGGCAACCGCGACGAATACCAGGTGCCGGCCAATATCGCCCAGATCATCATCGCCAGCCCGCGCCGAGACCAGGGCCAGCCGGTGGCACCGGCGGTCCGCTTTGCTGATCTCACTGGCAATGATGCCCAGCGCGAAAATGTTTTGCTGCGCGAGAAGGCCGTGAAGCTGCTCATCGCCAATATCGCCTTTGGCAAGGAGCGCGCCCTGGACCTCGTCATCCAGCACATGAACACCGAGCATCCTCTATTTAAGCTCGGCAACAAGATCACGCTGCGCCAGTGGCACGCCAAGTATGAGGCGCACGGCATTGACGGCCTGTGCGAACAGAAGCGCGGCCGCGTGGGCGTGAAGCCATTTGTGAATGATTTGACTGATGAACAGATTTTGCAGGGCCGCGCCGCCGCCATCGAGCATGGCAACGCCCGGCGCGGCGATGCGAAGGCGCAGCTCAACATCGCCAGCGCGTTCCGCGACCTCGCCGGCTCGCCCACGATTAATGGCAGCGCCCGGCGCTGGCTGCATGGCGCGTATGCCTCCAAATCCTATGTCCCGCCATCGGTGCGCGATGCGCTCCGCACCCCGGAACTGGCCACCAAGCTCATCCAAATCGGCCCCAAGGCAATGAAGCTGGACGGCGCGTTCACGGAATGCACGTATGACAACGTGCCGGCGGGACATACTTTCACCGCCGACGACATGACGGCCAACTGCTACGTCTGGGTGGAATGGCCGAATGACGAGGGATTCATTCTCATCCGCCCGCAGATCCTCGCCGTGGCCGACGTGGGCAGCCAGTGCTGGCTGAACATCCGCGCCGTGATGCGTCCGAAAGGCCAGTATAACAAGGACGATGTCTGGGGTCTCATCGGCGACACGCTGGATGAATATGGCTTGTTCAAGCAGGCCGTGCTGGAAGGCGGCACCTGGCAGTCGTCACAGGTCATCGGCCAGAAAACCAATCTCGATGACGCCACGCGGTTCGGCGGGTTGAGTTCGCTCGGCGTGAAGGTGATCCACACTCGCACTCCGCGTGGAAAAATCATTGAGCAGATGTTCAACGTGCTCCAGCACGCGGCGGATAATGTCCCTGGCTTTTGCGGGCGCATGGAAATGAAGGATTGCCCTGAAACCGTCAAACAACAGAAGGCGCTGGTGGCAAATAACCACGCGCATCCGCGCCAATTCTTCCTGCACCTGTCGCAATACACCGAGCACCTCAAGAAGGTGATGAATGCGCTGAACCATACGCGCAACGACGGGAAGGTGCTGCGCGGAGAAGCCCCGGCGGACAAGTGGGCGGCGGATGCGCCGGCATTCGAAGTGATGCCGGATCACGCCAAGTGGCTCTACCGTTCGAGCTACCGGGTGTTGGAGATTACGCGCAACGGCGCGCGGATTGGCGTCGGCTCGGGCCGCAACATGATCCATCACACCTGGTCAAACCCCGAGGCGCTGGAGCAATGGCGCGGGCGCAAGGTCATCGTGTTCTGGAATGATGCGAATCCCGAGGCGGATGCGCTGATCTATTCCATCCGCAGCGGCAAGCAGGACAAATTCATCTGCCGCGCCGAGTATGTGAATCCCATTCCGAAATTTGGTGCCACCGAGGAACAGACCGCCAAAGAAACGCTTCGTAAAAAACTTTCCTCGCAGGTCGCCCGCACGCACGCCGCCAGCCTCGCACCGTATCTCCAACGGTCCATCAAGACGCTTGCAGCGCGTCCGTTGCCCGGTCAAGAAGTGGGTGAGCAACTCGAAGCCGCCGCCAACCGGCATGTGCAAAAAGAAGTGACCAAGGCAAACACGCGCCGGCTGATGAGCAGCGTGGAAGTGCCAGAAGAGTTTCAACGGGCGGGGTTGTCAGCGACCACGGGCAATGATGCCATCACTAGCCAGCCGGCGGAAATGAGCACCGAGGAAATGAATGAGATTTTGACGGGCGGGCAGTCGCATCCGCTCATTCCCCAGGCTAAACCGGGTCTCACGGTGGAAGGCGGCAAAACCTTTTACTCGCTCAAGCCGGTTGGTAATGAGGAAAAACAGTATGTGGATTATTTGCTCAAGCGCCTGACCGAGTTCCGCAAGGCCGGCAAATCATTTGGCCAGGACTTTCACGGGTCCGTGAACTTCGGCATCACTCGCCGTATCACAGCGAACGCACTCGGCGGCGACATCTATGCACCGGAAAACTTTGACCGCGTCTGCGCTTATCTGACCGCGAAAATTGACGCCACGATCTTGGGCAAGCGCAATCTCGCCAAAGGCACGCCCAATTACCACGAATTTTCCGCAGTAACCACCTAACCAAAAACCTCACCACCGAAAAGGGACTATGACTAAAACCATTGATACGCCGGTCCTGCCGGCCGCACGCAAAACCGGACGCCCCACCATCAGCGAAGCGGGCGACGGCTTCACCCAGGAAAAGTTTTTTGACTTTGACCTGGATCTCACCCGCTGGAAACACCTCTCGCTGAATATCCAGGACAATCTGGTCTGGTTCCACGCCTACGCCACCGAGGAGCGCCTGACCAAGAAGCAATGCGAGGATGGTCTGGCCTATGATTGGAACACGATCTATCGCGTGTTCAAGGCCGGCGACTACGCGGGCAGTTTTGAGAATTTCTCCAAGAAAATCCAGAGCTACCGCAAGCTGGTGGAGAATCAGGGCCGTGTTACCACGGCGTATTTCGTCAAAAATTCCATCTATGAAAAGGTGGAATGGATCTTCCAATACACGCTGGCGCGCAAGGGCTGTTCCATGCTGGTGGGCGAGGCCGGCATGGGCAAGACGGTCTGCCTGCAACAGGTCTGCAAGGACAATAACCATGGCCGCTCAGTGTTCATCGAGTGCATGCCCATCGGCGGGCCGAATGGCCTGCTCAAGCAGCTCTACGCCAAGGCCACGGGCAACCGCAAGGAAGTGACCACGCTCCAGATGTTTGACGCGGTGGTAAAGAGCCTCAACAGCACCCGCATCGTGGTATTTGACGAATTCCACCTGCACCTGCCGGATGGCAAAAGCATCCCGCGCGCCATTGAGATGGTCCGGCGCATCCGGGATCTGAGCGGCTGCGCGATGCTGTTTGTGGCCACGCAGCGGTTCGACCAGGAGATCACCAAGGCGCAATACATGTTTGAGCAGTTTACCGGCCGCACCGGCAAGCCGTTCTATCTGCCCAAGGAATACGTCGCCAGCGACGTGCTGCCCATCGTGCAGCAGTTCATCAGGAAGCCGGGGGATGAGTTCATGGAAACCATCCTGGGCATGGCCAATGACCGCCCGGCGGGCCGGCTGCGCCACGTGGTGGAGACGTTCGAATTCGCCACGGCCTTCGCGCACGACACCAACCAGGTGATGAGCGAAAAGATGTTCCTCGCTGCCAAGAAACTCCGCGACAGCAAGGCCATGGCGCTGCCGACGGGGAATTAAGGTTATGGCTTACAGACGCATTTACATGGACGGCAATGTCTGGATAGAAGACCAATCGTTTACTGACAACTGCCAAGAGATCGGAAGATTGACCGGCATGATCGAAGCCAAGAATGAAGAAATCAAACGCCTGATTTATGAGTGCAATAAGGCAGTTGATGCACTTAGACCAAAAAAACCTGCTCAACAATAACCATCAACAAAACTGAACTATGAAAGACAAAGACGAATTAAAAGAGGATGCCGGCCTGGTGCGCGACATCGTGGCCATGTGCGGCGTGGATTTTCCCACGAACTGGGAGCGCGACCTTCGGGACGGCCTGTTCCGCAAGGCATTTACCCTGGTGCCGAAGATGGAGACACACCATGTGCGCCGGATCAACGAGGCGCTCTGCGAGATGGATTTTCCAACGCCCACCGCACTGGCCTTGCGCCAGGCTACGCTCACTCACCTGGCGCAGCACCACGACCTCAAGAAGTTCCGCAAGGTCAACCTACCCAACATCGCCGTGCCGCAGCATGCCGGCAGCGCGGCATGATGGCAGACGTATTTAAGGGACTATGCACACCATCATTATCAAACAGGCCAGGTATCGCGGCGGCGATAATCACCAGGTGCGCGCCTACGCCAACGGCCGGCCGCTGGGCGTGAGCGCCAACAGCACCAACAGCGCCTTGGTGGCGGCGCAGCGCTGCGCCGTGAAGGCGTTCATCAAGCTGGCCGAACCGCAGGCGGAGATCGCGGAGATCGAGACGCGCATCCGCCTGACCGTGTTGTCCGAGGGCCAATGGCAGGCGGAATTGCAGGGGAACGTCCCGAACTGAGCCACCACGAATCTATGACTACCGCAAACCAAAACTCCCGCTGCCAGACGTGCAATGGAAAAGGCACAGTGCTGACACACATGATGGAACAACTCGAAGAATGTCCTAGCTGCAAAGGCAGCGGCGGACAACTGGCAGCGCCAATCGTGGTTGGCTCCGGCGCTGGGTTAGGGTGCTGGTCGAAATACTCTGTGATCCTGTCAAAGAAAGACCACTCCGAGGAAGTCGTGGCAACGGGACTGAGCTACCAAGAAGCCAAGAAACTGGCGACTGACAAAGAGCAGGAATACCGCGCCGCTGTCGAGGCATCAGGCAAGCACTACTCAAGCTGGACAGCCGATCTGTATAACTGCCAAAAAGAGGCTTGACAATGCGAACTAGCACGCATATATTGGCGACGTATGAAACATCAAATCAACATCGTCAGCACCAAACTATCGGACGGCAGCCTCGTGTGGGCCGTGGAAATCGGACAAACAACTGTGGACTGCGTGACCGAAAAGGACGCGCTTCTGCTCGCGGAGAAACTGGTGGCAGCCTTCGACCAACACGCGGTATGAATAAATGCCCAAAGTGCGGCCACACATGGCCGGACACCAAACGCGCCAGCGGCGGAAAAGCTCGCTGGCGCGGACTGTCCAAAAAACAACGATCTCAAGCCGCAAGCGATGCCGCAAAAGCACGCTGGGCGAAGCACCCTAACGTAGAAGTCAGTGGTGGCGGGCCACTGACTCACAATAAAACCGCAGTGGCCACCCGCCATCCACTGCACTGATTGGTTAGGACGCAATATGTCACTTGACTACACAAAAAATAATCCTGATTTGGAACCCTTCGACCTCGAAGCAATGGCCGACCTCGGCGCGCACTCTGACGGCAGCGGCGGCGGCATCAAACAACTCGCATGGGAGATGATGAGACTCCGCGAAACACAAGAGCGCATCAACCGCCTGAATGCTTTTATTCGCAAGCATCTGCTGACGCTGGCGCGCCTGAGCTGGCAAGTGGATGTGGACTGCCTGCCTCCGGTGAAACGCGAGGACATCCTGTTCGTGGCGGAAATTCGGCTCGCCAGCTACACCTATGACAAGAAATCCGTGAAGCCGCACGAGATAGCCGCCCTCTGGCCAGATGCTGAATGGTCACGCACGAAGCCTCACTACTGCTCCGAGGAAAATTGTGGCCGCGACTACACCGCCGAAATTGACGGCGTGATCGTGAGAATCGAAAACGCCGAACGCCTGCCAGCGCCGGTGAAGGTGGAACGCTTTGCTCCCTGTGGACCTTTGAAGCTACCGAAACCTCAGCGTCCTAACGCTCCGCATAAGCCATGCGGGACTGGTGACACACAACAATCTGAAGCCTCAACGAAATAAACAGCAGCGTCCAACCCGCATTGGCTTCATGCGGTTGTTAGGGCGCAGAAACGAAAGACAAACAACATGGACGAAAAACGAACCTCGCAAATCAGCGAGCAGCAAGAAAACCTCATCAAGCAACTCAAGACGATGGATGAACTCTCTACCGTCTTGGGCGAACGCCTGAAACCAGTCCGGTGCGCTGCGTGCAAGCCGCCCAGTGATGGCCGGAACAACAAGGATGTGGTCGAGGCAACGCTCGCGCCTCACGCCGACTTTCTGCGCTGCACGACCAGACTCGCCGAAAGCATCAATGCGCGGATGACAAACATCCTCGACGAAATCGCGTGCTAAACCATCGGGCGCAGAGTGGCACACGCTCTGCGCCCTAACGGTGATTCTCCAACCGCTAGTCGTATATCAAAATGAAAACCCGCGACCAGCTCGTTGAAAAGCAACTCCTGCGGGTGCGGGATGTGATCCGCC